ATGATTTAATATATCAAGAAAAATCTATTATTAAAAATGATATGAGTAAGTATAAATTAAAAAACTATAGAAAATGAAAACACTTAAGGAAGAAAACACTAAAGAACTAACTTCAAAAGTCTTAGACCTTGTAGCAAAGACTTCAGTAGAGTTAGGACACAGAGCAGATGCTAAGACAATGGCATCACTATCACAAATATTTGCACAAGACTTACAAAAAGAAAACAGGTTTAGGAGAATGACATTTAACCAAATACAAGATGCGTTTCATATTGGGGTTAGGTATTGTGAGTTTGAACCTTTTTTAAATATAAAGACATTTTTTAGATGGATTATTGAACATAAGAAAAAAGTGAATGATGCTTACTATCAAGTACATACACTGAATAAAAACCCTAACCAAGTTCCTTTTTATCAGGAACCTTTAAAACTATTAAAATGAAAACAATAAAAATAACTAAGGAAGAAATTAAAACTCAAACTGATGCAATTAAATGGCATCTAAAAAACTATGGACATATAACAAGTTTAGAAGCTATAAGAGAATATGGTGCTACAAGACTAGCTAGTATTATATTTAATTTAAAAGAAAATGGCTATCCTATACACACTACAGATATTGAATTTAAAACAAGGTTCGGTAGAAAAACAACAGTAGCTAAATACTTATACTTTAAACCTAAACCTCAGTTTGAACAGAAATTAATATGGGGGTAAAAAAACCTGTAAGTAAACTAAAGAAAGAGTTAGACAAATGGTTTAGTCTTTACATTAGATTAAAAGATGCTACTAATGAGGGTGCAGTAATTTGTGTAACTTGTAATAAGGTAAGTCATTATAAAGTAGGTATGCAAAATGGTCATTTCCAGTCTAGACGTTTTATGTCAACTAGATATGATGAACAAAATTGTGCTGTTCAGTGTATATCCTGTAATTGCTTTTCCCAAGGCGAACAATTTAAATTTTCAGTATATATAGATTCTAAGTATGGTAGTGGAACTGCACAAGAATTAGAATATAAATCTAGACAAGCATTTAAAATGATGCGTATAGACTATGTAGAGAAGATAAGTTATTACAAAGACCTTGTTAATAAAATTAAAAAGGAAAAGAATATAGAATGAATAATTTTCTATATTTGAATATGACCAAACCTATATTTGCAAATACTACACACCAAATAGTTGTCAATGATTATTTAAACTTAATGCTAACATTTGCAAAAGACATATCTACTAAAGCAAAGTTTGAAAACTTTAAAGAGGTTTTAGATTGCGTTTTAGAATATCACAACAGTTACGGAGAAGATGTAAATGGTGGTAACTGGAATGATTGGTTAATGATAATACCTATTAATACTTCTGTAATGATTAATGGATATTTTGCAGGAATACAAACTAAAGGCAATTTAGAAATAGTTAGGTCTTATAAAGTATTGTTAGATAATGCGTTAGAGGTTTTGGTAAATGATTTGCGAGAAATAGAATACAATAATGAATAAAGTTTATGAAGCAGTAGCAGATTGTAGAAAGACATTTGTAAAAATGTCCTATGCTTTTACTCAGGATATAAACGAAATAGAAGAAGCCTGTTCTGAATTAATGTTATATTTTTTACAAATGAATCCCTCAGTATTAAAAAGTATTTTTGAGAAAGATGGACATAAAGGATTAATAAGATATGGTGCAGTAGTATTAAGAAGAAGTTTTACATCAGTAAGAAGTCCTTACTATTATAAGTACAAGAAATACTACACTAACTTAGATGCACAAGCAAGTACATTAACTTACGACATAACAGAGAGTGGAGAAACATCTAATGAAAAGAATCTATACAACATACCTAATCCTGAGGAATATAAACAATGGCAAAAGCTAGAACTTATTGACCAGGCTCTTGAAGAAATTTACTGGTATGATGCTTCTGTATTTAAGTTATACTACTATGAAGGTAACACATTAACAGGACTTGCTAAAAAGACAGGCATAAGTAGAAACAGTCTTTTTACGACAATAGACAAAGTAAGAGAACAACTTAAAGAATTGCTAGATGATTAACATTACTAATGAAGATAATATGGAGTTAATGTCAAGATATGAAGATAATCACTTTGACTTAGCAATAGTTGACCCTCCTTATGGTATTGGAGATTTTAGAAGTAGTAAATCACAAAAACATCATAAAAAAATAAAATGGAATGATAATACACCAAACAAACAATATTTTAATGAATTAAAACGAGTTAGTAAAAATAGAATAATATTTGGGGTTAATTATTATAATAAATATATTGATGATGTTGGTCGTATTGTTCACGATAAAACAGGTGGTGGTAAAAGAAATGCACCATTTACAATAAGTGATTGTGATATAGCATCACATTCTTTTGGAGTAAATATGAAAATTTTTCATTATATAAGTATAGGAAATGTCATAGGGAATAAAATAGATTGGGAAAATAATTTAAGATGGCATCCTTGTCAAAAACCTATAGCTTTATACGAATGGATTTTAATGAACTATGCAAAAAAAAGCAATAAGATATTAGACACTCACTTAGGAAGTGGCTCAATAGCTATTGCTTGTCATAACTTAGGTTACGACCTTACTGCTTGTGAATTAGATAAAAAGTATTACGAAGAAGCTATAAAAAGATTAAAAGAACATACTGCACAATTAAGAATAATATGAGTAATTTCTTTGTTAAGGATGAGGTGTATCAAGAACGTATAGCATTATGTAGAGAGTGCGTATATTACTTTAAACCTACAGGTAGTTGTAAGGTCTGCTTATGTTTTATGAAAGTAAAAGCTAGGATAGGAGTAATGGAATGTCCTCAGAAGTATTGGGGAAAGACAACAGAAGTAGAAAGACCTGATGACATACCACAAGAACTAATAGATGAATGTTTATTAATTTGGGAAGATGTAAAGACAGGAGTAGCTAAGAACGTAACAGTAAAAAAGAAAATGATAGAATTATATAATACTATATATAATGCCAATTTTAAAACTACGAGTAATTGTGGTTCTTGTTTAAATAGTTGCTATCATGGAATAAGACAAATAGTAGAAAAATATAAAACATAAAAGATGAAAGATAAAACACCAAATTATTATATAGGAAAAGTCTATGGCTATAAAGCATTTGATATTATAGAGGACTACGAATTAAATTATAACTGTGCAACTGCACTAACATATATTCTAAGAAGTGATAGAAAGCATAATAGTCCTAAAGAATGTTTACAGAAAGCTATAGACCATTTAAGTAATCAACTGGAGATATTAGAAAAGGATAAGAAAAAGAATATAAGAATAAGTCATATATAAAGGAGGGTAGGCATAATGCCATAATAATTATTAAATGTTTTTATACTCTCCTTTATTTTTAAAACAAAAACTATGTTAATATACCAATGTAATAAATGTAAAATACAAAAAGAACTAAGCAAAGTAGTAATGAAAGTCATAGATGGCAAGGTTGTCAATCTTGGTACAGAATGTCCTAAATGTAACGAGTATATGCAAGAGATAGCTAAAGAGTTTAATGGCTTTCCTCAATTAAGAAGAACAGAACCATCACTAAGTAAAAGACAAGATAGAATATGGAAAGACACTAAAGAAAAACTAACAAGCTAATGAAGTTTGTAATTCACGATAAAAAAGATAAGATGCAATTAGTAAACTACCTAAAAGAAATGGAAAGTCCTTATACAGTAGATGTAAAGAAACATAGAAACACAAGGTCTAACGTACAAAACAATTACTATTGGAAATGTATAGTACAAGTATTAGCACAAGAGTTAGGTTACTTTAATGATGAGATGCACGACATACTAAGAGCAAAGTTTCTTAATGAGTGGGAGATGGTAGAGATAAACAATAAGAAGATAGGAATAAACAAGATAGTAAGTACAGCAACATTAAACACAAAAGCATTTGAAGTATATGCAGAACAGATTAGAATATGGGCTTTGTCTGACTTAGGCATAAGATTAATGCTACCAAATGAATACAATTAATTTCTATTATATACTATGGATAAACGAACAGAACGAACACAGGTAGGTAAAGAACAAATGATAGAAGCATTAGAACTTACACTAGGTATAGTTACCGAAGCTTGTGTTAAAACAGGACTAAGTAGAACACAGCATTATAAATGGTATAAAAATGACGAGGAATATCGTAAAGCAGTAGATAGTATTGACAGTAAATTTATAGACTTTGCTGAAAGTCATTTAAAGAAACAAATAGAAAATGGTAGTACAACTGCTACTACATTCTTCTTAAGAACAAGAGGACGCAAGAGAGGTTATAATGAGAAGCAAGAGATAGATTTAACATCAGGAAACGAACCTATCAAAATAAATATAAATCTTGGAGATTAATCCTGAATTTACTGTAACACAAAAGGAATGTCTTAAATACCTATTTGATAAAAAGACTAAAGAAGTATTATTTGGTGGTGCAGCAGGAGGAGGTAAGTCTTGGGTAGGTGTAAGCTATTTAATCCTTATGTCCTTGCAATATAAAGGCACAAGGTATCTAATGGGTAGGTCTAAGCTAGATGCTCTTAAAAAGACTACTCTAAATACTTTCTTTGAAGTCTGTAATGCTTGGAATCTAAAATCAGGAGAACACTATACATTCAATGGCTCAAGTAATATTATTAGCTTTTATAACGGAAGCGAGATAATACTTAAAGACTTGTTCTTATATCCTTCAGACAGAAACTTTGATAGTCTAGGTTCTCTTGAGATTACTGGTGCATTTATTGACGAAGCTAACCAGATAACTGAAAAGGCTAAGAACGTAGTAGCTTCAAGATTAAGGTACAAATTAGATGAGAACGATTTAATACCTAAACTTGTAATGACTTGTAACCCTGCAAAGAACTGGGTATATACAGAATACTACAGACCTGCTAAAGACAACACTATAAAACCTTACAGAAAGTTTATACAAAGTCTAGTAAAGGATAATCAGTATATCTCTCAGCATTATGAGAAACAGCTATCTGAATTAGACGAACTAAGTAAGCAAAGACTTCTTTATGGTAACTGGGAGTATGATGCAACTGATGACAGTTTAATAGATTACAATGCTATAGTAAGTTTATTTAATCAACAAGGTATTGATGGAGATAAGTATATAACTTGTGATGTAGCACGATTTGGAAGCGATAGAACAGTTATAATGCTTTGGAAGGGTTTACATACTACATATATTAAAACTATGCTTAAATCGTCTGTAAATGAGGTTGTAGAGCAAATTAAAAAGATACAACAAGACAACCAGGTTAATTTAAGAAACATCATAGTAGATGAGGACGGAGTAGGAGGTGGTGTAAAAGATTACTTACGTTGTCAAGGGTTTATTAATAATTCAAGACCAATTAAAGGAGAGAACTATCAAAACCTAAAGACACAATGCTATTATAAGTTAGCTGACTTAATTAATAAAGGACAGTTAGGTGTTAGTTGTTCTGATGTAAATATAAAGAGTTATATAATTGAGGAGTTAGAGCAGGTAAGAACTAAAGACGCAGATAAGGATAATAAACTACAAATACTTTCTAAGGATAATATTAAAGCTATATTAGGACGTTCTCCTGACTACTCTGATGCTTTGGCTATGCGTATGTATTATGAAGTGGATAGTAACTATGGTAAATATTTTGTGCAATAAAAAAGGGGGTTGTTACACCCCCTTGTTATTATTTATTTATTTATTTTAACTATCAAATTCTAAACCTCTTAAAAAATCAAAAGTAAAAACTCCTCTAAAAGTTAAATGAAACCAACCATCGTCCATACAAGTTGTTAAACTTTCTTGTCTTAAATGTAAACGAAATAGACTTTCAAATTGTGATAATTCACTTTCTCTTAATAATCTGCGAAAGCTAGTTCTGTCGTCAAATTGCTCTCCAACCCAAAAGCTAAATCTTGTTCCTCTTTCTTCTTCGTCAAACACCATCATATCTAAATGTTCGTTATCTTGAAATTGTGTTAGTCTTTCTTCTAAAGTTTGTAATGTAGTTTCCATAATTTCTATTTTTTAAGTTTTTGTTATTAATTATTATTTATGGTTATTAAAAGCTTGTCCTTTTAATTTAGATAATTCGTCTTGCATATCAGCTAATCTAGTCCACTGGCTTTGACATTCTTCATTTGATAAGTTCTCATCATCTCTAGTCATTCTTTTCATCTTCTCTAATGATAGGTAAGCTTGATTTAGTTCTTTTAAGTATTCTGGTAAGTTTTTCATTTGTTTTTATTTTTTAAGTTATTAATTATGGTACAAAGATACAACCTTTTTGTTATTAACCAAATTATTAACAACTTATTTAACAAAAAAGATTGTTTTACTCTAGTAAATTATTTAAAAAAAAGTATAAAAAAAAGGTGCAATCTTTAAAAATTAACACCTTTTTCTAACAAAAACTCATTGAAAACTCAGCAAATATAGTATTTTTAAACTATATTAATTAAATTTCTATTATATAATAATGAAAGTAAACATTAAGAAAGATGGTAAGCAAAACACTTACAATCTTATAAACAGTTGGAATGATGTAACACTTGAAAAATGGGCTTCACTTATTACTATGAGTAGTAAGTCAAAGTCTAAAGAAGCATTAGATACAATTAGCTTGTTGTCTAATATACCGAAGAAACTTATAAAAGAGTTAGGTATAAATGACGTATCTAATATTTTAAATAAGATAGCTGAATTGCAAAAGGATGCTAATAGTAAGTTAAGAAGGATAATTGAAGTAGATGGAATTGAGTACGGATTTCATCCTGATTTAAGTGAGATAAGTCTCGGTGCTTATGCCGATATTGAAACTTACATACAAGCAGGAATAGAGAACAACCTAGCTAAGATAATGGCAGTTCTTTATAGACCAATAGTAGAGAAGAATGGTAAGCAATATTCTATATCTGCTTATAATGGTAGTGAGGTTAGAATGAGAGCAGAGAAGTTTAAGAAGATGAAAGCAAAAGATGTAAATAGTTCACTGGTTTTTTTTTGGACTTTAGGGAACGAACTATCAGAGATTTTGCCGTTGTATTTGACGGAACGAGTGAATCAAGTGATACAATCACTACAGACGATAAATTCGCAAGTAAGTGGGGATGGTTTGGAGTAATGTATAGATTGACAAATGGAGAAATAATTAATTTAGAAAGGATTACTAAATTAAGTTTATATGAATGTTTAACTTGGCTTACTTATGAAGCAGATTTAAACGAAACAAAAAAAGTTAGTAGATGACACACTTTAAGAATTATAACAATACAATAGATACCTTAAAACAATTAGGTGCTAATCAGTTACAAATAAAAACTGTAACTACTGGAGATATATACGAGATAGACTTAGAGAAAAATACATCATATCCTTTGATGCATATTAATCCTGTTAATGCAGTAGCACAAAATAATCAAATGACTTTAAACTTTCAAATCTTTATTATGGACTTAGTATTTCCTGATGAGAGTAATGAGCAGGAAGTTCTGTCTGATTGTCTTAGTATTTGTAACGACTTAATAGGTACACTAAAAAACGGAGAGAGTTTATACTTGTCAGGTGCAAGTCAAGGAGAAAGTCCTGCATACTTTACAGAGGGAGATATAACGATAGAGCCATTTACAGAACGATTTGACAACTCAGTAAGTGGTTGGACGTTTACACTACCAATAGTAATAGAGAACGACTATAACACTTGTATAGCACCACAACTAACAACATACGCAGGTAAATAATGTTTAAAATAAAAATAGGAAAATTAACAATACAACTAATACCCCCAAAGATAAGTTATGAATTATGATGATGTAATAGAAAAGCTAGAAGAAATAAGTATAAACTTTGAAAGCTATAATGACTATCCTGATAGTGCTAGTAACAATGCTTGTAAGGTACTTAAATGGATAGATAAATATGGTAGAGATGAAGTTAAAGGAATGACTAGAACAGGACTTGCAAGAGCCAATCAGTTATGTTCAAAAGAAAAAATTTCAAGAGATACAATATCAAGAATGGCATCATTTAAAAGACATAAAAAAAATGCAGAAATAAACCCTGAATATAAATCTACACCTTGGAAAGATAAAGGATATGTAGCTTGGTTAGGGTGGGGAGGAACTTCAGGAATAGAATGGGCAATTAATAAATTAAAACAAATAGATAAATAATTATGGCAGATTTAACAACAACCTTATCTGAATCAGTAACACTAAATGGTTCAGTTAGAGGTACAACAAACACAGTAACAACTACAGGTATCAATAATGTATATGAACGTATTGTAACTTGTACTACAGGACAAACTACTTTTTTAGCAGCTTTTGATACTAACTCTTATGGTTCAGCAGTTCAGATTGACAAAGAAGATGTTAGGTATATAAGAGTAACTAATCTTGATGCTACTAACACTTTAGAATTAGCAGTAGTTGGTGCAGCTACTAATTATCAAGTATTGCTTAATGCAGGTCAATCACATATACTTTGTGCAGCAGAAGATGTTATGTTAGCAGAAGCTGATACATCTCCTAGCTTTGGTACTATGGCTGACTTAACTAGCTTACAGGTTAGTCCTGCTGCTGATTTAGATGTAGAGATATTTGTAGCTAGTGTATAATGATAGCATTAGAACGATACTTAAATAGTTTCGGTAAAAGTGTTGTCAATAAAGCTAAAGGAATACTAAAAAGAAAGAAAAAGGTAGTATCAGGTAAACTTCTTAATAGTATATCTTACAAACTTAAAAAAGACAATGATGGATTGACTGTTCAGTTTATGATGGTTGATTATGGTACGTTTGTAGATAA